ACTTATAACTGAGATTAATGCCGCAATGAACAATCTGGCAACTGCTGCTGGGGATCCGGATGCTGGAACATACGCACTGAATCATCCAGATTTAAGTGAGTTTACGGATTACACATTATGAAATACATAGCAGCAATAATAGCAGCGGTTTTGCTATCGGCGTGTGATGCTGGTTTAGACATCAACTATCCCGAAGGGGTGAGTTACCAGATAGAGCCGTTATACGAGTTCTACCCTGCAACTTTCGATTCCGAGCCTGCACATGCACGCATTACGATTTTCTATTGCAGTGCAGAGGGATGGTTGTACCGGATTACTGAAGGTGAGATTGCAGATTACCCAGCTGCTGTAAATTCAGATGGCAGTCAGGTTGTGTGCGATCCTGAAACTGACCAGCGATTTGATATATTCCAGACCACCGCACATTTGATGGAGTAATTATGGACTTTATAAACGCATTTTTATCTGCCCCAATCTGGCAGCAGTTTATAACCGGCTTTGTCCTGCTGTTTATATTCTTCTTCTTCGTAATTGAACTCAAGGTGTTCTGCGAGCGATTGATTAAGAAGGGCGGTATTTACCAGGTTATCGGCAAAGCACTAATGATCGTATTCGGCATCTTGTTTATTATCGCTGATGCAGGCTTAAATGTTGTGTATATGCCACTGATTTACTTTGAACGTGCAAATGCACACGGTGAGGGCTGGTTAGTCACAAGTCGGCTACAGTGGCACAAGGCACAGCCAGGCTACTACTGGCAAAAGCGGGTATCTCTGTTCATCTGTGATAAGCTGGTTGAAAAGGTAGACCCAGGCCATTGTGAAACTTCGAGGTTTAATTAATGTTTAAATTCAGTGCAAAGTCAAAGCAAAACCGCAACGGCGTTGACCCTCGATTGATTGAGATAAGTGATTTAGCTATCACGCTATCAGTCGTTGATTTTGGCCACCCTAGTGATGCAGGAGTAAGAACTGCTGAAAGACAGAATGAGCTATTCAGAGCGGGTAAGTCAAAAGCCGATGGTTATAAGAAATTAAGCAATCACCAATCAGGCAAGGCGTTAGACTTTTATGCTTTTGTTGATGGTCACGCTACATGGGATACTGAATATCTTGCAATGGTTGCTGCTGCATTTTTACAAGCTGCGAGTATACTAGGGTATCAATTAGAATGGGGTGGATTGTGGAAATCCTTTAAAGATATGCCTCATGTTCAGCTTTTAGATTAAATTAGTAACCCACAGAATGTGACACAATGGTTTTAACAGCAGGTATTATAGAGATAACAGTATCAGTAATAGGGTTTGCCGGAGTGAGTTTGACAGCCTATTTCGGCATGAAATCAAAACAACTAACAGCACAACTGGAACAAGCACATGTCCAAATCAAAAACAGAGGGTCTTCCTTCACAACAGTCGCAGCATCCTGGGAGTATATCCGAAGCCAGGTTAAAGAAATTGTTGAGACAACAAAAGCTGATCGTTTCTTACTTCTGTCATCGAATAACGGGTACCTCGATCCTAAATGGGCAACGGCCACTGTGCAAATTAGAGAAGGGGAACAGTATGTGTTTGTTTACCGAGACTATGAAATCGACAATGATTACAGACAAAAATTAACCCAGATTAAAAGTGATGGGTATGCAATATACAGCACCGCTGGAATGCCTAAAAGCCGAATTAAATCGGTTTATGAGAGAGAAGAAGTAAAGTACACATTCTGGTTTTACCTAAGCTCAAGGAATGTTCCAGGAACTAAAATATACGAAGTGAATTATTTTTCCATTTCTACACACGAGGACGAAAAATTCACAGAGCAAGAGATACAAAGATTTATTTCATTCGGAAATGAGTTACGCGGGGTAGAAAGAAACTATGCAAACGAAAACAAAATATGAGGACAAGAAATGAAATATTTACTACTAGGCTTAATGCTGGCGTCATTTAATGCATTTGCACTTGATATTGTCCAGGGGGATGGCACAAGCACAGTGTCATGCTCGCCTATAACGAGCTATACCGATGATTCGCCACTAAGGGCTGATGATATAACCTATCGACTTTATATGAACGACACAGCCATACAGGAAGGTGCAGAGTGCTCCTTTGTTGTTGCTCATGGGTTGCCTGTTGGCAACAGCATTTTGTATGCAACAGCGGTGTCTGCTTTTTACAATACAGAATCATCCCCCTCAAATACGATAGAATATAATATATTCGAGCCAATAAGCCCAAACGTACCAACCCAATTGAATTGGGAATAATCGGTAGTTTAATAGGCTGGTTTTTAGCAATGTATCGTAAAATAATTAATAAGGTGAAATCATGGCTGAAATGAATGATCTTGATTTAGACTCATACAACAAATACAGAGGCCGTAAGTTCTTATTGACCGCTGGAACCGTCCTATTAACGGCTGTGCTGTCTTATTACGGAAAGATGAATGGTGATGTGGCTTTAGTGTTTACAGGCGCGATAAGCACGTTTAACTACGCTTTAAGGAACTCAGGGTGAAATTAAAAGGAATAACATACCTGGCAATTCTACTGGTAATTACTGGTACCCATGTCGGTGTCTGGTACCTTACTAAAACATCTGAACAAGGAAAGCAGGCAATAATAATAAAGGAACTTAAAAAGAAAGAAGCTGAAAATGTTCAGATTATAGAAAAGGAAAAAGTAGCAATAGAGGTGAAGTACCGTGATAGAGTTAAAACAGTATACAAAATGGCTGACCCTACTGGTTGTCTTGACACCACTCTTGGGACTGCAGGGTTGTTTCCGTAACGAGGTAATTAAACCAGATGCCTCCCTCCTGGTAAAAGCTCAAAAAAACGAGCTTGGTCCAGAAGATACCTTTAGAGATTTATATATTGAGTATAAATTCCGAGGTAAAGAAATAGATAAGGTTAATCTAAATTTAGATGTTATAAGAGCACAGTAGCTAATTTTGATTTTGGTAAAACATAGTATACAATTACAAAAACCCTATAATTCGGTGTAAATAATGAATGAAGAACCAAAAAAAGTAACTGCTGAAGACCTTCTGAAAGTCTTTAAAGGTGATTTAAGCTCAGCAGACACACTGAGGCAGGAAGCAGTTACTGCACGGGATGTATGGAAAAAACAATACAATGGCGACCTCTACGGTAATGAGGAACAGGGTAAATCAAAGATTGTATCCAGAGACATAAAACGTCAGGATGAATGGCAACATGCTTCTGTAAAAGACCCCTTTGTAGCTGATCAAGATATTATAAAATGCAATCCAGTCACAGCGGAAGATAAACAAGCAGCTGTTCAAAACGAGCTAGTTCTAAATTATCAATTTACTCGTAAATTTAATCGTTATAAATTCATGACAGACGTAGTTAAACTACGGTACTCCGAAGGTACAGTAATAGTAAAAACTGGGTGGAGTTACGAAGATGAGGTAGTCGAAGAGGAAGTACCTGTATTCCGACTAAACCCGATTACACAAGAGGTTGAAAAAACTGGTGTACGTTTAGTAAAAAAATTAAAGGTTCTTGTAAACCAGCCTGATGCTGTTGTTTGTCGTTTAGAAGACATATACCTGGACCCTACAGCAGAAGGGGATATTGATAATGCCCAATTCATAATACATCGGTATGAAACTGATGTAAGTAGCATGATCAAATCTAAAAAGTACAAAAATATTAAAAAGCTGCTGGCCACTATCGAAACTGATTCCTCATCCCCAGGCAGTGTTGATGACTACGATCCTGAAGATGACACTAACTTCGTATTCTCTGATAAAGCCCGTAAAAAGATTATCTTGTACGAATATTGGGGGAACTACGATGTGGAAGGTAACGGGGTAGCTAAGCCAATCGTATTCAGTTGGTGTAACGATATAGTTGTTCAGTGGGAATCAAATCCGCTACCTGACCAGAAACTCCCCTTTGTAATTCTTGCTAATAACTCAATACCATTCAAAATGTATGGTGAAGCAGATGCGGAATTAATAGGTGATAACCAGAAGATAACTACCGCTATTAAGCGGGGTATTCTGGACAATATGGCCAATTCTAACAACTCCCAAAAAGGTATAAAAAAGGGATCACTAGACGTTTTAAACAAAAAACGCTACTTAAACGATAAGAACTTTGAGTATATGGGGAGTCATCAGGACTTCTATGAGGGTTCCTATAACACTATCCCTGCTAGTGTGTTTAACGTATTAGAAATGGTTAATAATGAAACCGACTCAATGCTGGGTGTAAAAGGTTTCGCTGGTGGTATAGAAGGGGGTGGCTTAGGAAGTACAGCTAGAGCTGCAAGTGGTGTTCTTGATGCAGTAGCAGTCCGGAGATTGGACATAGTAAGAAATATTGCTGAAAATATGATCAAACCAATTATGCGTAAATGGATGGCATATAACGCTGAATTTCTCCAGCCAGAAGAAGTTATACGTATTACCAATGAGAAATTCATACCTATTAAGCGTGATGACCTAAAGGGTAATATTGATATAAACATTGAGGTATCTACCGCTGAAGACAATGCAGCTAAAGCTGAAATGCTTGCCTTTATGTTACAGACAGGTGCTCAAACAATGGATCAAGGTGAAGTAAGACTGATACGTGCTGAGATACACCGGTTACGTAAAATGCCGGTATTGGCTAAGAAAATTGAAGAGTACCAACCACAACCTGATCCATTTACAGAAGAAATGAAGCAACTTGAGAAACAAAAAATTATGGCTGAAATTGAAGAAAGACTATCAAGAGCCAGAGAGAACGAGGTAGATATTCGTAACAAGACAGCTCAAGCAGTGCTAAATGAAGCTAAGGCAAGACATATAGGAGCTGATGCTGATCTCAAAGATTTGGAATTCCTACGAAAATCAGATGGTACAGAGTTTGATGAAAAAATAGCTGAAAAAGAATTTGACAGAAGAACTCAAGCGGACATAAAACGAATGGATAAAAAGTTGACTGAACAGTAAATTATGCTTTAGTATATAGACACGTTTAATTAACTACTTAAATATCGGACTCTTACAAGAGCAACCAAAGGTAAAAATATGAGTGAAGAGCTAGAATTAGAAACAATCGAGATGGAACACCACCTGGAAATGGGAGAAGCATGGAATGCTTTGAAAGAAAATCCCCATTTTCAAAAAGTAATTATGGATGGGTATCTGAAAAATAAAGTACTTGCATCAGTTAGTCTTCTGGCGGTACCTCAGATTAGTGACCAAGGCAGACGGCCGGGTGTTATGGAAGATTTAATCTCTGCTAGTAACCTACAATATTTTTTTAAACAAATAGAAGATTTTTACGAAGGTGCTAAAAACCCCATTCTTAGTGATGAAGAAGAAGAAGAATTGGCAGCTGAACAAGAACGAGAAGGTACGCACTAATGGCTGAACTTTCTGAAGAAGACGTATTTGCAAACGACATCGACCCACTTGACGCTATTCGTGAAATACGAAAAGAGGAAGGAGTCCCTGAAGAAGATCTACCTGTTTCAGATGCAGAAACTTCTTCTCAGAAAGTTGTCGATACAGAAGATAATGATAGTGATGACTTCAAAGAGGGCTTTGAAAACGAAGATACCTCTGAGGAGTCTGAGGAAAGT